GCCAAATTTTCGTGCGCGGGAGTTTCGGGGGAGGGGGTACCCCAAACCGAAGGGTGGGGTGCACTCTGATGGGCCAGCGCGGACCGAAGCCCCTGCCGGCGAACGTGCACATGCTGCGGGGCAACCCGAGCAAGCTGCCGGTCGGCCAGTTGCTCGACAGCCTGCAGCCCGAGATCGAGATCCCCGGCTGCCCGCCGCACCTGCTGCCCGAGGCGCGCAAGGAGTGGCGGCGCATCACGCCGCAGCTCGAGCGCTACGGCCTGGTGAGCAAGCTCGACCGCAGCGCGCTCGCGCTGTATTGCCAGGCCTGGGCCCGCTGGGTGTGGGCCGAGCAGCAGCTCAAGCGCGCCATGGACCTGGCCGAGCAGAAGCGCGCCGAGGCCGAGGGCAAGGGCGAGGTCTACACCGGCGGCGACGGCATGACCGTGCCCACCCCCAACGGCCACATGACGTACAGCCCGCACTGGGTCATCGCCAACAAGGCCATGGAGCAGGTGAACAAGTACCTGGCCAACTTCGGCCTGGACCCCGCCAGCCGCGGCCGCGTGAACCCAAGCAACCACCTGCAGCGCCCGCTGCCCGGCATGGGTGACGACGACGGCGACGGCGCCGGCTTCGGGGCCCTCTGACATGCGCGACTTCGCCGCCATCGCCACCGCCTACGCCACCGACGTGGTCGAGGGCCGCATCGTCGCCTGCCGCTGGGTGCGCCTGGCCTGCCAGCGCCACCTGCGCGACCTGGCGCGCAGCGAGGCCGGCGAGCTGCCCTTCGTCTTCAACCCCGAGCTGCACGACGCCCGCCGCAAAAAGACCTACCGCCCGGCCCAGCGCGTGTGCCACTTCGCCGAGCTCATGCCCCACATCAAGGGCGACTGGGCCGCGCGCGGCGAGCGCATCCAGCTCGAGCCCTGGCAGGTGTTCGTGCTGGCCAGCATCTTCGGCTGGGTGCACCGCGAGACGTTCAAGCGCCGCTTCACCAAGGCCGACCTCTACGTGCCCCGCAAGAACGCCAAGAGCACGCTGGCCGCCGTGATCGGCCTGTACATGCTGGCCGTCGACGGCGAGCACGGCGCCGAGGTCTTCAGCGGCGCCACCAGCCGCGACCAGGCGCTCGAAGTCTTCCGCCCCGCGCGGCTGATGGCCCAGGCCAGCCCCGAGTTCCGCGCGCAGTTCGGCATCATCCCCAACGTCAGCAACCTGGCGGTGATCGACACCAACAGCAAGTTCGAGCCGCTGATCGGCAAGCCCGGCGACGGCGCGAGCCCCAGCTGCGCCCTGGTGGACGAGTACCACGAGCACGCCACCAGCGAGCTCTACGACACCATGTGGACGGGCATGCTGGCCCGCAGCCAGCCGCTGCTGCTCGTCATCACCACGGCGGGCAGCAACATCGGCGGCCCGTGCTTCCAGCACCAGCTCGAGCTGCAGAAGGTGCTCGAGGGCGCCGTGGTCGACGAGCGCCGCTGGGGCATCGTCTACACCGTCGACAAGGGCGACGACTGGACCGACCCGGCCGTGCTGTGGAAGGCCAACCCAGGCCTGGGCGTCTCCATCAACCCCGACAAGCTCATCGCCGACCAGGCCGACGCCGTGCGCGACCCGCGCAAGCAGGCCGTCTTCAAGACCAAGCACCTGAACGTCTGGGTCAACGCGGCCAGCCCGTGGCTCAACCTCGAGCAGCTGGCCAAGGGCGGCGAGGGCCGGCTGCAGCGCGAAGACTTCAAGGGCGAAACCTGCTGGGTGGGCCTGGACCTGGCCAGCAAGCAGGACATCGCCAGCGCCGCCTGGCTGTTCCGGCGCGAGCAGGGCGGCGAGTGGCACTACTACCTCTTCACGCGCCACTGGCTGCCCGCCGCGGCCGTGCAGAAGCCCGAGAACCAGCACTACCAGGCCTGGGTGGCCGCCGGCCACCTGGTGCAGACGCCTGGAAACATGATCAACCTGCGGCAGATCCAGGAGGAGGTCGAGGCCTCCGCCGAGCAGCACGTCATCGCCGAGATCCCGATGGACGCCTGGGGCTCGCGCGAGATCGCGCCGGCGCTGCAGGAGGCTGGCTTCAGCGTGGTGGACGTGCCCATGACCACCCGCAACCTGAGCGAGCCGATGAAGCTGATCGCCGCGCTCATCGACGCCGGCCGCTTCCACCACGACGGCAACCCGGCGACGCTGTGGATGTTCAGCAACGTCGAGGTGTTCGAGGACCGCAACGGCAACATCTTCCCGCGCAAGGGCAGCGCCGAGAAGAAGATCGACGCGGCCGTGGCCACGGTGCTGGCGATGGGGCGGGCGATGCTGGGTGAGTCTCAAGAGGGCCGCTCTTTCTGGGAAGACGAGCCCACCGGGAGTGACGTCGCATGAGCTGGTGGCGCCGCCTGCTGGGCCAGAAGGCCACCCAGCTGACATACGACCAGATCGCCAGCCTGATCGACGGCGGCGACGGCGGGCGCAGCATCGCCGGCATGATGGTCACCGACAAGACCGCGCTGCAGGTCTCGACCGTACTGGCCTGTGTGCGCGCCATCGCCGACGGCTGCGCCACACCTCGCCTCGAGGTCTTTCGCGAGCTGGACAACGGCAAGCGCGAGCGCGCCACCAACATCCCCGAGTACCGGCTGCTCAACCGCCGCCCGAACGAGTGGCAGACCAGCTACGAGTGGCGTCGCCTGATGACCGCCCACGCCGCGCTGACGGGCGCCGCACTGTCGATCAAGGTGCGATCCGCCAACCGCCGCGTGCGCGAGCTGATCCCCGTGATGCCTGGCCGCTGGGACGTGCGCCGCGTGTCGCGCTACGAGGTGCGCTATCGCGTGTGGGACGAGTTCGGCTTCCTGGGCGAGTTCATGCCCGAAGACGTGTTCGTACTGCACGGCCTGCAGTGGGACTACATCGGTGCGCTGAACCACGTGCGCGCCGCTGCCAGCGCCATCGCGCTGGGCATGGCGGCCGAGCGTTCGCATGCCGCATTCCACGAAAACGGCGTGCGGCCGAGTGGCATCTACAGCGTCGAGGGATCGCTCACCACCGAGCAGTACGACAAGCTTACCGCCTGGCTGCGCCGCCAGTACTCCGGCGCCGAGCGCACGGGCCTACCCATGGTGCTCGACCGCGCCGCCAAGTGGATCCAGACCAGCATGACGGGCGTCGACGCCCAGCACCTGGAGACCAGGCGCATGCAGGTCGAGGAGATCTGCCGCGCGTTTAACGTGTTTCCCATCATGGTGGGCCACAACGACAAGGCTGCCACCTTCGCCAGCAGCGAGGCCTTCTTCGCGGCCCACGTCAAGCACACGCTGGCGCCCTGGCACATGGCCTGGACGCAGCGGCTGGACGAAACCCTCCTGGACGGCGCGGGCCCGCTGTTCGCCGAGTTCGACACGCGCTACCTGATGGCCGGCAGCATGACGGCGCGCGCGCAGTGGTCGCGCACGATGGCCGAGATGGGCATCTACACGCGCAACGAGCTGCGCGAAGAGGAGGGCAAAGACCCGCTCGACGGCCTCGACGAGCCGCTCACGCCCATGAACATGGGCAACACCACCAAGCAAGGAGCCGACGATGACTCGCCGCCCCCCACAGACCCCTGAGCTCGAGCGCCGCAACGGCGGCGAGCAGCGCCAGGTGCGCACCTTCGCGCTGGCCATTAAGGCCAGCGGCGATGACGGCAGCGTCGAAGGCTACGGCAGCGTCTTCGGCGTGCGCGACGCCTACGCCGACGTCATTGCCGCCGGCGCCTTCGCCGCCAGCCTGGCCGCCCACAAGGCCGCGGGCACCATGCCCGCCATGCTGTGGCAGCACGACACCAGCGAGCCCATCGGCGTGTGGTCCGAGATGGTCGAAGACGAGAAGGGCCTGCGCATCAAGGGCCGCCTGGCGCTCGACACCACCCGCGGCAAAGAAGCCCATGCCCTGCTGAAGATGGGCGCGCTCAACGGCCTGAGCATCGGCTTCGTGTCCAAGGAGTGGATGTACGACCGCGAGAGCGACGTGCGCACGCTCACCCAGATCGACCTGTGGGAGGTGTCGCTCGTCACCTTCCCGGCCAACGACAAGGCCCGCATCACCGGCGTGAAGGCCGGCGACGCGGGCGCCATCCAGACCCTCAAGGACGCCGAGAGGTGCCTGCGTGACGCGGGCTTCTCGGCGGACGCGGCTCGGGCCTTCGTGGCCCAGGTCCGCCGTATCGCTCCGGATCTGCGTGACGCGGATGGGGTGAGTGCGGCCACCGCGGCGGCCGAGCGGCTGCTGCGTTCCATGACTCCCTCCAGCTGATCCCCGAAAGGACCACACCATGACCCGCAAGCTCAACGCCATCATGGCGGCCCACCACGCCGCCTTCCTGTCCACCGCCGCGGCTGCCGGCTTCATGTACGAGCGCCGCGAGGCGCCGGACCTGAAGAAGCTCACCGAGACCATCGAGCGCATCGCCGGCGCGTTCGAGGAGTACAAGAAGACCAACGACCAGCGCCTGCTCGAGCTCAAGAGCAAGGGCAGCGTCGACCCGCTGCTCGAGGAGAAGCTCCGCAAGGTCGACGCCGAGCTGACCACTCTCACCGAGCTGAAGGCCTCGCTGGACGCCATGCAGACCAAGCTCTCGCGCCCCGGCCTCGTCGTCGGTGCCGGCAGCGCGGGCGAGCTGCGCGAGACGCCGGAAGCCCTGGCGCACCGCCAGGCCTTCGTCAACTGGGTGCGCAACCCCAACGACCCCGAGCGCCGCATGGCTCTGCAGCAGCGCGAGAAGGAGCTGCGCCGCGTGCAGGCCAAGGCCGTGGGCGACGACGACGGCTTCGAGACCCGCGCCGCGCAGACCGTCACCAGCACCGGCTCGGCCGGTGGCTTCGCGCTGCCCGAGGTCATCGAGCGGCAGATCCAGCGCCTGAGCGTCGACATCAGCCCCATCCGCCAGATCGCCACGGTGCGCACCGTGGGCAGCCCCGACTACAAGGAGCTGTTCGACGTGAACGGCGCGGCCTTCGAGTGGGTGGGTGAAGCGGCGGCCCGCAACCAGAGCAACACCCCCGACCTGGCCGAGGTGGCGCCCACCTTCGGCATGGCCTCGGCCAAGCCGCAGGCCTCGGAGGAGTCGCTCGACGACCTGTTCTTCGACGTCGAGCAGTGGCTCATCCAGTCGGCGGCGGAGGCCATCGCGCAGGGCGAGGGCGCGGCCTTCGTCAACGGCAACGGCACCAACCGCCCCACGGGCTTCCTGGCGGGCCCCACCCCGGTGGCCACGGCCGATGCGTCGCGCGCCTTCGGCACGCTGCAGTACATCGCCTCCGGCCAGGCCGCGGCGCTGCCCACGTCGGCCGACGTGTTCTTCGACCTGGTGTACGCGCTGCGCGCGCGCTACCGCCAGAACGCGCGCTGGGTCACCAGCAAGCTGATCCTGTCGGCCATGCGCAAGTACAAGGACACGACGAACCAGTACCTGTGGCAGCCCTCGCTGGTGGCCGGCCAGCCCGAGACGTTCATGGGCTACCCCATCACCGAAGCCGAAGACATGCCCGTGGTGGGGGCCAACGCCTTCCCGCTGGCCTTCGGCGACTTCCGCGAGGGATACCTCATCGCCGACCGGGTGGGTATGCGCATGACCCGCGACGACATCACCAGCCCGGGCTTCGTCAAGTTCTACGTGCGCAAGCGTGTGGGCGGTCGCCTCCGGAACACGCAGGCCATCAAGCTGCTGAAGATCGCCGCGAGCTGACCCCCGCCGGCAAGCGCCAACGGGCCCCGAGCGGCCCGTTTTTCTTGCCGGTGCAGACGCCTGCACGCAACAGCCAACTCCGCCTATGGCCACTCCAACCAACATCACTGCCTCTATCTCCAGCGGCAGTTCGCTGCTGGTTGGCGTCGTTGCGCCGGCGCCCCCGCCCCCGCCGCCGCCGCCGCCGCCGCCGCCGCCGCCGCCGCCGCCGCCGCCGCCGCCGCCGCCGCCGCCGCCAGCCGGCGGAGCTCCAACCAGCATCACGCAGGAAATCCCCGCTGACTGGACTACGAACACGCCTGTGACGGTGACCTACTCGCTGAACGCATCTGCGGATCAAACGTATACGGTCACGCCCACGGTGACGGGCGGAGCCTTGGTTGGGGTGGCCAGCAAGACCATCACTGCGGGGCGCCGCTCTGTCTCCTTCGAGATCGTGCGCACGACCGAGGGCGCGGTGTCATGCGACTTCGCGGTTAGCCCGTCGCTGACCCGCGTTGCCAGTCCTCTGGCCTGCTACTTCACCCATGCGCCTCAGATCGTCGGCTTCACGGAAGAGCCGCTAAACCTGGCGCGGATGGTGTGGGTTGAGGACTGGCTGGTCGGCGGTGGCGTCTACATGCGGTTCCAGCTACTGACTCAGTGGTCTGCTGCCACGGTGACTGTTCGTGCTGAACGCTCAGACATCTCCGGCGCTGTCACGCCGGTAAATTACCGGCCAGCGAAAGAGTACTCGCTGCTGATCGACGACGTTCCTGTGGCCACGGTCAACGCCGCCGAAGGCGATAAGTGGCTGGTTTTCTCTGTGCCAACGGCAGGGATCAGCACCGGATGGCACCGTCTTCGCATCGGTGGCCTCAGCGACGGCGAGACAAGCCCGACGCACTTCGTGTTCATGCGCCGGCCCGGGTTCACCAACCCGAAGCTGATTCCCATCTCAACGTCGACCTACGCGATAGAGCAGAGGCCCGGCCCGGCCGTTCATGCCTACGGCTACATGCCGATGGCGTATGCGCCGCGCCCTGCGCCGCTGCCGCCGCGGAACTGGATTCCGTTTAGCAACCAAGAAACGCTGGCAATGGTCGCGGTGCCGCTGACAGCGTTCGACCGCTACACACCTCACACGCCAAACATCTCGGCTACGGGCGTCGTTAGCTCGTTCAACGCGCAGGCCTACCACTGGTACGACTTCATCGCCAAGTGGCCCCGCGTCAACCTGTTGGACGGCCCCCGAGGGGTCGGCGCCATCAGCATGGTTGCTCACATCAACTTGGCCGCGGCAACCGTTCGCGCCGATGGAAGCGGTGGCGTCGTTCGTCACATCTACGCGCTCGATCCGTGGCGCATGTGCCGCGTGTCGGACTCTGGAGAAATCAAGACGCTGGCGGGCTACAGGCATAGACCCATGGCGAGCTACTACGGGGACTCTCCTGGCTTCCCAAGCACGGAGCCGACCAACCAGACAACGCTGGAGCTGGTGGGCGACTGGTCTGCTATCCCGGTGGAGCGCCGCGGCTTCCATGAGCTGTGGGGCATGGTCTGGCTGCCAAGCAGTGTGGTGGTGGATACCAGCCTTCCGCTGATCGACGACGAGGGTGTTCTGCGCGAGCAGCATCCAGTCGGCCCGAGCGCCCTCCTGACCGACACGCAGAACAACCGCATTGCTCGCGTCACATTCCACCCGACCGACCGAGATCGCCCGGCTACGGTGACGGAGTGGCTGACGGGCCTGGGCGACCCATGGGGCATCACGACCTGGGAGAACCCGGCAACGGGGCAGTACGAAATCATCATCAGCGAGCGGTCCAACCATCGCATCGTGGCGTACTCGGAAGACGGTGTGTTTCTGCGAACCATCGTGCAGCGTGATCCCGGCCTTCCGGGCAACGCCACCCTGAGCTCGCTGCGCACGATGACGCCGACCGGCACGCTGGAAGAAGCGCGAGCCCAGCCCTGTCTCGGCCCCGAGGATGTCCACGTCATGGACAACTGGCTCTACTGGGGCTCATACGCTCAACGCCAGTTACGCCGCATCGACCTTGTGACCGGCGTGCAAGAGGTCTTTGCCGACCTTTCAGAGAGCGACCTGAACGGGGCCATCGGCGGCGGCTATGTGAAGTTCTCGCTGAGTGACGGCACCTTTGGCCCGCGCCACACGGCGTTTGTTGCAACGTGGTCCGTGGTTTCGCCCGCCGTCATCGGCGGCTTCCTTGAAGGCGGCGGCCGGTGGCGGTTTGCGAGTGCGTTTGGCGCCTTCGAGACTGCTGGGTACGGCGCGGCAGTGGCGGTGGGCCAGGGCCGCATGCTGATCGGCATGAGCGAGTACGGCATCACCGAGGTCTACAAGGGGCCGAAAGCTGACGCCGTGCTCTACACGACAGGCCGCAGCGAGTGGCGGACGATGTTCGGCCACGTCAAGTACGGACCCTACGGATTCGGCACTTTCGGTCAGGCGCTGCCTTGGGGCCAAAGCGCCTCGATTGATTACTTCCTTGAGCAACTGGGCCACCAGCGCCCGGAGACCTAACCATGTCGTTCACCTTTGTTGGTCGGGCAGTCACGAGCGAAGGCTCGTTCGCCAGCGGCGCGTCGTTTGCGCTGCCTCCTGGCACGCTGCCCGGCGACCTCTTGACGATCAGCGTGATGAGCCGGGGCAATCACCTGGTCAACCTGCCCGCGGGCTGGATCGAGCGGCTCGGGACCAACAACGCCGATGACTTTTCGTTCGGCATCGGGCGCTCGAACGTTCGCAACGGTTACATCATCCGCGGTGCCTCAAACCCTGCCACGGCCCTGACCGGCTGGACAGGAAACATCCGAGTCGAAGTCACCGTGTTGGCCTACCGGCCGGTTGGTGGCGCGGCTGTGGAGTTCGTGGCCGAGTCGACGTTCAACTCTGGCACCTGGCGTACTGCGCACGACCACGACTCGATCCCGTCATTGCAGGCCAATGACCTCTTGGTGATGGGTCTCTCCTACGGCCGTGGTGTGGCCGTGGGTGGCGCCGATGCGGCGCTGGACCCGGCAACTGCATCCGACGCCGCAAGCGGTGGCGGCAGTGGTGCGCTGGCCGCCACCGGAATGCCCGCGCCTGGGGCTTGGCTGAACAGGCACGCATTCGCCTTTGTGGGTGGCGACTCGATCGCCTACGCCTGCCACGTTGCCGATGGCGTCATGGCCGGGGCCGGAGCGACTGGAACTCTGACCGCCTCCACGGGCGGAATCGAGGCGCCCGGCTGCGGTTCAACGATGGCGTTCCGCACTGTCGCACCTCCCGCCCCCGTCATCACCGGCCCCAGCGGCGCAGCCGGCGCGGCCAGCATCACCACGAGCTCGGCTGAGAACCAGAACGTGGCCGGCGTGTGGACGGCCAGCGGCACTGGCACCTGGTCGCTCAGCGGCACCGATGCCGCGCTGCTTTCGATCGCCGGCGGCACCGTCACCAAGGCAAGCGGCACCTTCGATGCCGATGCCGCCACCGGCGGCAAGTCCAGCTACTCGTTCACGGTGAACTACGGCACCGCCAGCCAGGCGGTGACGCTCAACATCACCGACATCAACGAGGCCCCGTCGTTCATCGGCCCGGCCATCGGCGCGCTGGTGTTCACCGTGGGCACGCCCATCACGCCGGTGCCGCTGGCCACGCTCTTCGTGGACCCCGAGGGCCTGGCCATCACGGCCAGCATCGTGGAGTCTCTGGCCGGCACGGGCCTCAGCGTGGTCAGTGGCCAGCTCCAGGGCACGCCAGCCGCGCCGCAGGCCGCCACGAGCTACACCCCGCGCGGCGCCGACCCCGCCGGCAACGGCACGAACGGCACCGCCTTCACCATCGCCATCCAGGCGGCCGGCACGGCGCCCAGCATCACCACCCAGCCGCAGAGCCAGACCGTCACCGCTGGCGCGAACGTCACGTTCAGCGTGGCAGCCACCGGCAGCGGCACGCTCAGCTACCAGTGGCGCCGCAACGGGGTGAACATCGCCGGGGCCAACTCGTCCAGCTACACCCTGGCCACGGTGCTGGGCGACAGCGGCGCGGTGTTCAGCGTGGTGGTGTCCGGCGACACCGCGCCGCCTGCCACCTCGGCCAATGCCACGCTCACGGTCAACGCCGCGCCCACCTTCAGTGCGCTCACCGACGTGATCGCCGAGTCGGGCATCAACCTGGCCGAGGGAACCACGGTGTTCTGGACGTGGTACCCGAGCGGCCGGCCCGGTGCGGCGGCCGCGGGCATCAACGGCACCAGCCAGGTCAACGCGCAGGGCAGGGCTCTCATCAGCCACACGCAGGCCGGCGCGGGCATGGTGCTGCTGGGCACGCGGCCTGGGCCCACTGTGGCCGATGACCGCGTGTACCTCGACTTCCTCACCCTGGCCTGAGCGAGCTGCCGATGCTGCGCCAGCTGAACTTCCGCTACCCCGATGGCCGCGGCCGCATCGGCCGCCGGGACTGCGGCCTGCTGGGCAACCAGATCCCCAGCACCGGCGGCTCCATGCCGGCCTGGATGTACCCCAGCCTGGTGCTGCCGGCCGATGCCACGAAGCGCTACGCCTACTGGATCACCAGCCACAACTTCCCCTTCGGCCTGCCGCTGGCCGACGACAGTACCGGCGCGATCGCAGGCCTGCCCGACGGCACCTACACCGCCACGCTGCTGCTCGAGGAAAACGGCGTGCTGCTGGCTGGCAGCTTCACCGCCACGGTGATGGTGGGCGCGACTGCGCCGCCGCCACCCCCGCCTCCGCCCCCGCCTCCGCCTCCG